ACGTTTTGCAGGAGTTTCCGTCTATAACAGACGAGAACGTGATACATTACATAAAAAGAGTTGTAATGCCAATGAGACTTCCAGATGAAAGAATCTTATTGGTAGGAACTCAGAAGAGGATTAATGATGCGACGGATTGGGTAACGGAGAGTCCACAGTGGAATGTGGTGCGACATCCTGCATTGTTGGATGACGAGACCCCGAGATGGCCTGAGTATTGGACGTTACCAAGGCTAGAGGAGGAGAAATACACAATGGGAAGTCGGGCTTTTGAGTCTGAGTATATGTTAAATCCATTAGACCCAGAGAGTGCAGTTATACCTTACGAAGTGTTGAACACTTGTTTAGACAAGGGCGTAAATATGGGATTAGCACCAGAAGGTTGGGAAACAATTATGGGAGTTGACCTTGCCGTAGGTATGGATACGATGAATGATGAGACGAGTTACACTGTAGTTGCATATAATCGAGATACAGGAATGCGACAGATACTTTACAACTGGACTGGTAAGATACAGGCACAGGGTAATGCATGGTTAGATGCACAGTTACTTACGTTACGTCAATTAAGTGAAAGATTTAAACCGTTTAAAATAATTGTAGAGTCTAATGGTTACCAGAGATTGGTAGTTCATGCGGCACAGCAGTTAGAAGGAGTTCCAGTAGAAGGACACAATACAGGTAGGGAAAAGCATCGTGTAGATACAGGAATACCTGGGATTGCGGTAAGAATGGAGCAAGGAAAGTATGTTATTCCATGGGACAAGACGGCTAAAGAGAATTCAAAACCTGGGATGAGAAAGTTAGTAGATGGATTGAGTAGATTAGTTTATGGAAAGAATGGAAGACTAGAAGGACATACGCCAGATAGCGTTATGTCGCTTTGGATGTGCGAATTAGCGATACAAGAAATGGAAAAAAGAAGGCTACATTACGTCCGTTGGGATTTTATGTAATATAAACCATTTATATAATCCCGTAAATTTATATGCTCCCTTTTTTTGTAGCTTTTCCATATGGCGAGGTTTGAGCTTTATGGAATTCGAAAAGAGACAAAGGTCAAAATGCAAACAGTTGCAAGGGAAAAGGGAGTGTCTGTAGGTCGATTAGTAGAGTCTATTATGAATAGATATATAGAGGAACCGCAAAATAAAAAGAGAATATAATGGGAATATTTGACCGATTTAGAAGTAAGCCAGTTAGAAAAGTTTCTGCACTAGAAAAAATAGTGACAGGTAACTTAGAAAAAGAAGCAAGAACTCCAGTATATTCTGGCGTATCTACAGATAGGGCTTATAGAAACTCTATACTTCCTGCAGTTGACCAGCATTATTTAGAGATGTTAGCAGACAGGTATTCACATCTTAGGACTGTAATTACACGTATTGCGTCTCAGGCAGTAGCAAAAGGTTGGGAATATCATGCGATTGGTGACGGTAACTCAGAGGACAGGCGCATGGTTGAGCGTTTGTTAAAAGACCCAACTAATGGTAGTGCAGACATTAATGGTTCAGAATTTTTTAAAGCAATGATAAGACAGTTGGAAGTGTTTGATGATTGCTGGGTAAGTATTGTATATGACCGTATGGCAAGCGAGGATGGCTCTGTTAGCGGTAAAGTAGTCAAAGAATTATGGGTAGAAGATGCAAAGCACATGCGATTCAATGTAGATGCTTATGGAAGATTTATAGAAGATGAAGAAAAGTTTGACCCAGTTACAAGAGAGTTTATGCATGGCGAAGTAAATCCAGAAACTGGCGTAAAGTTAGAGAACATGGCATATTACTATGAAAGTGAAGATGGTAAGATACCGTTTGCACGTGATGAGATTATACATTTTAACAAATACAGTGCGAATGCTCGGTTGTATGGGCAGTCGCCAATTATAGGTCTTTCCAAGAAAATCGAAACAGCATTAGCGATTGAAAACTTCCAAAATAAGATTTATAGATTGGAAAGACCACCTAAAGGATTTTTAGATGTTCCAGGCCATGATGAGGAAAGTTTGAACAGATTAGGTGAGTATATTGCAGAGGAAACTCGTCGAAATCCTAACTTTGTCCCTATTTTAAGTAGCCGAGATGGCGGAAACACGGCAAAATTTGTTCCTGTCATGCCTAATATGGACGAATTGATGATGTTACCTTACATGGATAGGATAAATAATGACATTAATGCATCGTATGGAGTGATGCCTTTAGTCGTAGGGCAGATGCAAGGCGTAGGTGGGCTTAACTCAGAAGGCGAACAGATTACAATATTTGATAGAACTATAAGAGAAACACAGCAATGTTTGGAAATGGGATTCCTAAAACCTTTGTTAAAACTTATGGAAATAAAGACATGGAAGATTAGATTTAAAGATATTAATGAACGCGACGAAACTAAATACTTAAACAACATGAATCTAAAAGCACAGATACTTACACAGATGCAGAATGTAGGAGTAGAGATGGATTTAGATGGTGATGGAAATTTAGTATTGCCACAACAACCAGAGGTGGTGCGTCAGGATTTTCGAAAGCCGTTGCAGGAGTCGCTGGAGGCCGAGGAGCCAGAAGAGCGTCCTCGTATATGGAAGCGGCAGCCAATGAGTTACGAAGAGTTATTGCCAGAGAATTTAGAGAATTAAAACGAGCAAGGTCTGTTGACGAGTTACAAGAATCTGTAGAAGATATGTCTGTAATGGTTGCTACTAGAATGAAACAGGCACTAGAAGATGACATAGATGATGCGTATCGGCATGGTGTTAGGTCTGCATTTACAGAACCTAATTTAGTAAAAGCCGAACCAGTCTTTGATGAGTTAGATGATGATTTTTTAAGAACTATGAAAGCAGGCGGCATACTTGCAAAGAACTATCAGACATTTGCATCAGAGTTGACTGACGGTTTAAGAGGCGCTATTACGGCTGGAATTGCTTCGGGTAGTAGTGTTCCCGTGATTGTAGATGCGATGCGGCAAGTGACCAATGCGTCGACTTTTAAGCTAGTTAGGATAGCTAGGACTGAAATTAATGCAATTTACAATGAAGGTAGACTAAGAGGTTATGCAAAAGGTGAAGAGTTATCAGGCAGACAATACAAGTATAGATTAATTGTTGGTAATGATTCTAGGACTTGTGAAGCACATAATGAGTTAGCACGCAGCATACCATCAACAGGTTTATACATGAGTGATTTAGTAGAGTTACAGAAGAAGATAGCAGCAAGGTATGGTCTTAAGTTACTTGGAACGTCGTTGTTGCATCCAAATCAAAGAACAGTATTAGCGAGGGTAGTATGAAACAATGTAAGAAATGTTTAGCAGGAGCAATGCGAGTCCACATTTTGAGTAGTGGATTTTGTCAGGAGTGTCAATCTGAAATGGAATGGAAGAACGGAGACAAAGAACATGCCAGACAAATGGCAGTTAGGTCGCGTGTAGCATATTACAAAAAAGCGGAAAAGTATATTGAAAAGAAGTGGAAAAAGAAATACGGTGATGACAGTCCTGAGCAAGTATTAGGTTATAAATGAAAATTAGAATAGAAAACGGAGCGCAGGTTCGTGAGTTTTTTAGAAAGTTAGATGTTAACTTTGACAAAGCAGTTAACATTGCTATGAATGATACATCAGATAAAATGGCTAATGCAGCTAACAAAGAGTTGTCATTTAGTATTGGTGTTAATTCAGATTTATTTGGTAGTGTAGTTTCAGACAACAATAAACCATTTAAAAAATACATAGGAACAAATGTAGAACATGCACCTTATGTAGAATTTGGAACAGGTCCACAACGTGTTGATAAGAAAGGACAACGAAAACCAGCAAAAAGATATTGGCCGCCAGAAATAGGTTCAGGCAAGTATGCTAAGAAAGCAGGTCAATTAGAGGCGTGGCGTAAAAAGAAAGGCCAGCAATTTAGAGATAACAATCAATTACGACATGCAATATGGCGTTACGGAACTAAGCCACAAGGATTTATGCGTAAAGCATTACAAAGAAATAAGAAGTTCTTTCCAGAGTTTTTAGGAAAGGCGTTAGCCGAAATGATTAACGCCCCATTCCTAAAGCGTTAGCAGTTTAAAGCACCAT